ACAATATTGATCCTAAAAAGGTTCATACACATTTTGGTCTTTTAAAAAGAACATCAAAAAAAGATATAGTAGAATTATTTGAAACAACAAGCGGAACAAAAAGAACTGAAAACGCTTTGGAACTTATGAATAAGGCTATAACAACAATTAAAAGTGGAATTCATGTCAAAAATAAATTATCTTGCACGTCTGGATACGGTTGTGAATTTTACAAAACACAATATTGCAATTAAGGAAAAAACGTGAGCGAAAAAAAGAAAATATTTGTGTTAGCGGATCATCCGTTTACACCATCTGGCGTTGGAACACAAACCAGATATTTTATTGAAGCATTATTAAAAACAGGAAGATATTCATTTGTTTGTTTTGGCGGTGCAATCAAGCATGAAAATTATCAACCCATGAAAACACACGAATGGGGAGATGATTGGATTATATTTCCTGTTAACGGATATGGCAATCAAGATATGGTACGATCCGTGCTTAGAAATCATAAACCAGATTTGTTATGGTTCATGACTGATCCGAGATTTTGGTCGTGGTTATGGGAAATTGACAATGAAATTAGAGCACATATTCCAATGGTCTATCATCATGTATGGGATAACGTGCCTTATCCAATGTTTAACAAGCCGCATTATTCATCAAATGATAAGATTGTGTGTATATCTAAGGTAACACATGACATTGTAGAACATGTAACTCCAGAAGTTGATAGTTGTTATCTTCCACATGCTGTTGATAATAATGTTTTTCAGATCCTTCCAAAAGATCAGGTTACAGATTTTAAACGCTCGACAATTCCATCTTCTGAAAATAAAATGTTGTTTTTTTGGAATAATAGAAATGCTCGTCGAAAACAAAGTGGTTCTTTGATATTTTGGTTTAAAGAATTTTTAGATAAAGTGGGACATGATAAAGCAACGCTTTTAATGCACACGGATCCAAATGATCCACATGGACAAAATTTGAGTGTCATAATTAATGAACTTAATCTTGGACATGGGCAAGTATTTATATCCACACAAAAAATGCCGCCTGAAGAGTTAGCAAAAATATATAACATGGCTGACTGCACCATCAATATATCTGATGCTGAAGGTTTTGGACTAGCAACTCTTGAATCGCTTTCCTGTGGTACTCCAATTATTGTAAATATGACGGGAGGACTACAGGAACAGGTCACTGATGGTGAAAATTGGTTTGGTATTGGCATTGAGCCAGCATCAAAAGCAATCATAGGCTCTCAGGATGTGCCATATATTTATGAAGATAGAATTAGTAATACAGATTTTGTTGATGCACTTGTTAGATTTTATGAAATGTCGCCAGAGGAAAGACAGCATCTTGGCATGATGGGTAGAAAACATGTTGAGAAGAATTATAATTTTGAAAAATTTAGTAATAGTTGGATTGAGGTAATTGATAATGTGATTGAAAAACACGGTTCATGGAAAAATAGAAAACTTTATAAACCATATAATTTTACGGAGATTGTATAATGAAGACAATATTAGTCAGAGGTCCAGCACTATCGCGCTCTGGATATGGAGAACAGACAAGATTTGCCCTAAGAGCATTGCGTGCTCATCAAGGAAGATTTAACATTCTGCTACAAAATATTTCATGGGGAAAAACAGGGTGGATTACTGATCAGGGCGAAGAACGCGATTGGCTGGATCACTTATTAGAAAAAACACTACACCACAGTGAACAAAAATTACCAATTGATATTTCACTTCAGGTTACAATTCCTAATGAATGGGAAAAAATTGCTCCTGTAAATATTGGATTCACAGCAGGGATTGAAGCGACTAAGGTGGCACCCCAGTGGATTGAAAAGGCACAATTAATGGATAGGATTATTGTTGTGTCAAATCATTCCAAAAACATTTATAACAATACTGTTTACAAGGGCACGATTCAAGAAACTGGACAAACAGTCGATGTGCGAAATAATGTGCCAATTGAGGTTGTAAATTATCCAGTCCGTAGTTTGGAAAAAGAAAAATTAAACATTAAATTAGATCATGATTTTAATTTTTTGACTGTTGCACAATTGGGACCAAGAAAAAATATTGATAACACAATTAAGTGGTTTATTGAAGAGTTTATTGATGAAGAGGTTGGTCTTGTAGTAAAAACAAATTATGCTAATTGTAGCACGGCAGATTTTATGGTCACAAAACATAAGATGTCTGCAATTGCAAATCAATTTCCAAATAGAAAATGTAAAGTATATTTGATGCATGGTGATTTAACATTAGAACAAATGAATTCGCTATATGGCAACAAAAAGATTAAAGCATATGTTACACATACTCATGGAGAAGGGTTTGGCATCCCCATCTTTGAAGCAGCATACCATGGATTGCCCGTAATTGCCCCTGCTTGGAGCGGACAAAATGATTTCTTATATGCCCCTGTTAAATCTGGAAAGCAAAAGAAAGCCAAACTACGACCCCTATTTTGCAAAGTTGATTATAGTCTTGGACAGATTCCTGCTGAATCTGTCTGGGATGGTGTGCTCGTTCCTGATGCTGGATGGTGTTACCCCACTGAAAAGAGTGCAAAAAGCACCATGAGGGAGGTATATCAAAATCATAGCAAATATAAAGGCATGGCAACAAAACTTAAAAAGCATATTACTAAAAATTTCACTGAAGAAAATCAGTATAGTTTATTTGCAAATATCATATATGATAATGGTGGTGAAGAAACAAATGATGAAGATAATTGGTTAAATGAAATTTCTAACATTATTAAGGAATATGAATGAAAAATATTATTTTCATTGCAGACTTTTTTGTTGAGCATATCCTCGGCGGCGGAGAGTTGAACAATGAAGAGGTGATAAATATTTTTCAAGAAAAGGGATATTCCATAAAAAAAATTCAATCTCATTTAGTAGATTTAAAGTTTTTAGAAAATAACAAAGATAAAGTTTTTATTGTTTCTAATTTTGTTAATTTGTCTTTCGAGTGCAGAACAAAATTAAGACAATTAGAATACTTAATTTATGAACATGATCACAAGTATCTTAAAAGCAGAAACCCAGCCACTTATGACAATTTTAAAGCACCTGCAAAAGATATAGTCAATTTTCACTTTTATAAAAGCGCAAAGGCAGTTTTATGTCAATCAAAATTTCATAAAACAATCATTGAAAAAAATTTAGATATATCAAATGTTATAAACTTAAGCGGTAATCTATGGTCATTAGAAGTTTTAGAGTATCTTAGAGAATTGTCTAAGAGAGAAAAAGCAGACAAATATTCGATATTGCATTCAAACATACCTCATAAAAATACAAGAGGGTCTTTAAGATATTGTGAGATGCAAGGTTTGCAATATGAACTTGTATCCAGTGCCGATTATAAGCACTTCTTATCTCTATTGGGTGCAAATAAAAAATTTATTTTTCTACCACAGACACCAGAAACATTATCACGAGTTGTTGTTGAAGCCAGAATGGCTGGAGCCTCTGTTATAACAAACAATTTAGTTGGCGCAACAAGCGAAGATTGGTTTAAATTAAAAGGAGAGGAATTAATTGATTATATCATTAACAAAAGACAAGAAATAGTGACTGTTATTGAGAATATAATTAACAAACCTTTTAAACCAAGCAACAAACCATTAGTTTCTATCATAACCACTTTTTACAAGGCGGATAAATATTTAGAAAATTTCATGAAAAATATAACCGAACAAACTATTTTTAAGGATTGTGAGTTGGTTGTAATTGATGCTGCCTCACCGGGAAAAGAGCAAGAAATTGTAACAAAATATTGTGACAAATATGATAATATTGTCTATAAAAGGCTTGAACAAAAATTACTGCCCACCCCATCATTTAATATGGCGATTCAATATGCAAGTAGTGATCTGTTAACATTTGCGTTTACTGATGATATAAAAAAGAAAGATTGTGTCGAAATACTATATAATGAATTAAAGCAAGATAATGTTAGTTTAACCTATGGTGATGTTTTAGTAACACAAAAAGACAATGAGACTTTTGAAGATAATTCATCTAATGGTCAATTATCCGAACACTCCACTTTTAAATTTTCAAAAGAAAATATGATTAAATGTTTACCCGGACCAATGCCGCTTTGGAATGTTGAGATTCATGAACAGTGTGGATTTTTTGATGATAAGGACTGTAACTATGCAGATGATTGGGAAATGTGGCTCAGGGCAGTGGATAGTGGTCATGAGTTTAAAAAAGTCGATGATGTTGTTGGCTTAGTTTTAGCAGGTGGCAGATCTCAACAGAATAATATAGAGCAACGTAAAGAAGAGGCAAAAATATTTTATAAGTATTCGCACCTTTTTGGACAAAACTATCATAACTTTAATTCATATTTTAGACAATTTTTGGAGAAATAAATGGAAAATAGAAAATACCTACCAACTCTATCAGAATTAATTGATAGACTATCAATCGTGCAGTTAAAAGAGGTTTTTATACCAGAGCATAAAAGCGAATATGCACAAGAAATTTCTGATATACTACATGATATCGATTTAACACTTGAAGAAAAAGATGTTATTTTAGATAGTGATGCTATTCGGGCTATTGTTGTATTGGCTCAAATGAATTTACACATATGGCATAATGAGTCAAATTATCGTAAGGGGATTAAAGATGGCAACGATCTTGAACTTACTCACGGTCTTAATGGTATTAGAAATGTAGCAAAAAACAAAATTCAAGAAACTGTTGGTGGTAGAAAAGATTATAA